TACAGCAGATTACGCATGACTACTTTTACCACCAGCGACAGAGAAGAAGCTGAAAAAGAACTGTACAAAACCCCTATTGTCCCTTGTGGAGTAGGGGAGCTTCCTCAAATGGCGGTAAAAATACTTGAAGCGGATGAACCAATCCCTTTTTTTGGATGGTGGAAAAATGAACAATAAACCAGTAGCGTGGATGGATAAAGAAACAGGATGTTTTGTTTATAGCCAGTATGACTATGAAGATTTAGATCAGCACGGAAAAGATGGTCTTATTCCACTTTATACCCATCCAGTAAAAGAACTAACAGATAATGAAATAGAAGAAGTGTGGATTCAAGCATTACAAGATGAGCCTAAAGTTAATGCTGGTAAGTTTCCATCTTTAGCCAATCAGCCGTTTGTATTTTATGCTAGAGCAATACTAAGAAAGGCTTAACGCCATTGATGCTTTTTAATCACTTGTTCTGATTCGTAATCAGTATGGCAAAAAGCATTACAAAATAGCCCTTTAACAATATTGTCATTGCAATATAAACAACGCCCAGTAAAAGAATGATTTTTGGGCTTAGAACGGGCAATTTGGATAGCTAAATCCCGATCCCGTTCTTCATTGTCTGAAGCCATATCGTAAATATCGGTCATGATAAAAACAAAGCTCTTTCTGCTTTTCTTCTGCGTGTAAGCCCCGCCATTTGATGCCCTGATGCCATATCCCACTTTAAAAATTCATTTGCCGCATTTTCAAAATCATCTTTATTAAGTTTTTTTAGCAAAGTAGAATTTCTAAGATTTCCAGTTCCTAAATTAAAAGCAAAAGAAACAAGAGCATCAAATTGATTTTGGGTAATTTTTCCACTAACCATTTGATTAACAGCTTTAGCAGAATACGCCACATCATTAACTAAATATTCATTAGCTTGTTCTTGGGTAATAACATCACCAAGTTTAACGCCACCTGTATGTCCTACTCCAATAGTTATTGGTTCACCATGAGTAGCAGGATCAGGATAGGCTTCTAATTTACAACCTTCAAACTCTTTAATAAGGTCATAACAGTTTTTGCTAGGTATCATTTAGCTACCGCATCATATTGTTTATAACAAGCTTCTAAACCAACTCTTATTTGATCTGCTCTGAAGGCTTCCCTGACAAGAAATTCAGCATCGGGGGCAGAAAGGGTTGCTCCGTTGCAATCTTGTCCATTGATGGTTTTTGTGGGGCTATTGGAACGGCTACGCAACTGGCTAATAGCATCGACAAGCTGATTGTTAATAGCTTTAATTTGAGCATCTTTGACCTTCCTTATTTTGTCAGTATCTTCTTGGCTTTGAACTTCTTTATCATGGACAGCTTTAGCTTGAGCTACTTTATAAGCATCCAATTTATAAGATTCATATTTTCCATAACCAATGCCACCCATTGCTAAAAAAGCAAGACCAATCATTATGTAACTATTTATGGATAAAGGAAACATTACTCAATAGGCTTGGAAGTCACAAAGCGCAATATAGCAACAATAATGCCAATCCCAATAAGGATAAAGCCATAATATTTTGGATCAATACTGTTTTGGACATAGGAAAAATTATCAAATAAAGCACCAAAAATCACTAACAATAATGAAAATATCATTGTTTTTGATTTGTGCATTGCTTTCATTTTTTTTTCAAAATAGGCTTTTTAATAGTTTTTTTAGCTGTTATTGGTTTTTTAACAGTTTTAACCACTACTTTTTTGGCTACTGGTTTTTTCTTTAAAGGCTCACTTAAAGAAACAATATCCATAATTTTTGGTTTCTTACGAAGTAAAGCACAAATAGTTTTAAACATTATTTATCTGCCTTCCTATCTAATTTGTCATCTATTTTGTCTAATTTAGCAAAAATAGCCGCCGCAATTTTGTCAAAATCTGTTTTAGACATATAATTCCCAGCAATTAAAATTTCAATAGTAGCTACTTTTTCTACTAAAACCTTGTCTGCCACTTGTAAATCTTTAACCGCATCCCAAATGACTTTTAAAACCCATCCGCCCAAAGCACCGCACAAAGCTAACGCATAATTAAAAAGTGTTTGATCGAACATAAAAAACCTTTTTACAAATAATTTTTAACAATCTCTGGCTCTATAAATTTACTGGCATCATGTTCAGTAAAATCCCACCAAAGAAACTGATTTTTTGATAGATTATCACGATTTTCAAGTAAATTGGTGTTTTCTGGGTGTCCAAATATTAAAGGGTCTGATACTGACCAAAGAACAATGCCTGATTTTCCTTCATCCCAAGCTAAATGCTGAAAAAAACTATCTATTCCAATCCAGATTCGACATTCTTGGATTAACTTTCTAAGTTCTGGGATTGGCAAATTTTTACGAAAATCAGGCGTTAATTGTTGTTCACCTTCTATCCCAATTTGGATTATTGGCTCATCTATAAGAGCTATTAATTCTTTCCAGTAAGGATAATTTTTTGGATTTTGTTTGCCATTAACTAACTTTTTGGCAAAAGGATGAATGACTATCATAAATAAAGTTTTCTGTAAGCATCTTCTAGGTTGCCTGTCCAGTTCCATTGCGCCATCTTTTTATAGATATTCCATTGGTCTAAATCTCCAAATAAAGCTTGTGCTTCAGCAATTGACCTACAGGGGATTATTTCAGGATAACAGCCAAAGACCATTGGATTTGGGATACTATCCAATATGCTATTGAAAACGATGTGATCGCCCAAACCACAGTTAAGTACAACAATAGTCCTATCAGAGTTGCCCACAATATTTCTAAAAATCTGTTCATCATGCCAATAAAGTTCTTGTTGAGTTTCACTTCTAATACCCCCTTGTGGGTTCTTAAAATGCCATGTCACTGCATCTGACACAGTCAGAATCTTATATCCTTTTTGATATAAACCATAGGTAAATAAAGTTTCTTCCCTGTGAGCTACTCTGGATAATCCTAAGTTGTAGTCATGAACACCCGCTCGGTATAAAAAGGAGCAATGCAAATGCTCGACTTCAACAATATTTTCAATGTGATTCCATTGAATATTAGGTTCTTTATCAATATTGGCTATTTTTCCTGTAGATTTAGAGGTATCAAAAATTAAAGGTGGAGTAAGAATAGAACCGCCTATAGCTCCTACATTGTCTATCTTGGTAGCAATTCGGTATAAGTTTTCTAATACATTAGGCTCTGGAATGGCATCGTCATCTACTCGCCAAACCCATTTGTAGCCCATCGTATTAGCCATTTGATGGATATGATGTTGCCCTTTTTTTTCAGCAAATAGCCATTGCCATTGAACTCCTTTAAGATCCAACATCTTAAAAAAATAGGAATATGCCAATTCATTTCGCAAATCCTTTGGTTCATCGTTGTCATCAAAAATGACCAGCTTATCGGGAAGTCTGGTCTGGTTGATGATTGCTGATAGTACCAGAGGCAGAGTCGTATGGTATCGCCCTCTAGTGGCTACTGAGCAGAGGATTTTGTCCATTTGCAGATCATTAAGTTAGAGATATTGTGGTTATCAAGCGGCTGCGGAGTATTGGAAATTTCACCAGCATGGTTGATATAGGTAAACTCAAAGCCAAGAAAGTGTGATTCGTTTAAGCCATGCAGCTTATGATGCTCACCCCAGAAACCTTTAGGTTCGTTCCAAGGAACAGTTAATAACAGTCTGTTGCAATGTTTTTTTAACTTTTGAGCAATTTCCAAACCATTGTTTAAATGTTCAATGACTTCAAAAGCAATAATAGTATCGTAATAATCCAAGTTATAGGTATTAATATCACCATACATAAACCTAGAATTATCACTCCAATGCTGATCTTTAGCCACTTCAATAATAATTGGGTCATAGTCAATCCCTGTGTATTGAATTTCTGAAGGGAAAAATTGAGTACCATACCCTGTAGTGCATCCAAGTTCAAATACAGTTGATCCAAAAAGTTGTTGATTTGCCCATTCATATCGTTGCGTTTCTCTAGGAAATACTAAATCATTTTTAAGAAATACTGCTCTTTCATAGTTGTTTGATAGTAAAAATTTGTAGTATTCCTGATTATATTTTTTAGCCAGTTTTAATTGGTTTGCATGAAATTTGACTTTCCAATCTTGAACTAATGCAGGGTCGTGCATTGTTCCTTCAGCCTTATGGTATATGGGATATGTACCATTATTTGAACACTCTACTAAGGTAAACCCTTTATTTTCAGCTTCATAGCAAAACTCTATATCTTCACAGCCACCAGTACCATATTCTTCATTTAATAGTCCAATAGCATCAAAGACTTTCTTTTGAATCATGGCGCAAAAAAAGATGCCAAATCGTCTTTGGGTGATTGGTGAATCTTGCCCTAACACAAAGCTGACATCGCCTTGGTCAAGCCATTCTAGCCAGCGGTTTTTAGGTTGCTCTAACAATACTGTGTCATTGTTTAGCAAAATAATCTTATCGCATAGCGCAGCTTCGACCCCTGCATTAGTCGCCTTGGCAAACCCTAAAGGATTGGAGTTCCAGACTACAGTAATGTTAGAGATGGATGATTGCAGATATGCCAGATACAAAGCAGTATTGTCAGTACAGCCATTAGCAGAAATGACCAACTCGATGTCGGTCATTTCGGTGTATTTAACAATGGAGTCTATACAGGGTTTTAAGTATTTATCGCAATTGTTATAAGTCGGTATTACAACGCTATATTTCATGTAACCTATGTTACCTCATTTTAAAAAAGTTGTAAAAAATTCAAATTTCCCGGTGATGGTGGAGCGGTAAATATCCAACCAAAATTATCGCCTGAGTTTAATGAATTTGCACCAGCATACCAAGTTAAAGTAGCTGGGGTTACAGTAGTATGAGCAATTGTTAAATAATCAGCCGAAACTACTTTTGTGCCTGAATAAACTAAAGGAGAAGGAGTGCCGGGTGTATCACCAGTAACAGTTACAAAATTTCCAGCGCTTCCAGTTATCCCCCAAGTTCCTATAGTTATAGTGGCTGTAGCGGCAAAATAAATAGCGTAATTCGCAAATCCTGAACTTTTTAAAGCGCTAAAGGTATTAGTATCCCCTATGTAATAATTTATGTTCGATATAGCATTAAAAGTAAGGGTATTGTATGTATAGCCACCTCCATAAAATTGACCATAATCTCCTGATGCTCCATTTAATTCAATTATTATATTTGCTGTATTTATTGTTAATGTGCCACCAGAAATAGAAAAAGAACTGTTGGAAAAAGAGTGTGATGGGTTGTTATAGTGCAAATACCAAGTTCCAGAACCCATTGTGGTTGAGCCACCAGACATAATAAATGATGGTGTTGTTACATTTTTATTATTTGCGTTAAATGTTCCAGAATTAACATTGATAACCGAGTTAAACCAAGTTGTATCACAAGTTAAATCATCTATTAATTGAACTGTAGAACCGCCTCCAAGATTAATTTGTCCAAATGTAAAACCATTACTGGTAATTGTTTGAGTTCCTGAAGGCGCTGAAAAAACAAGCGAACCATATTTAATTGCACTATAACTGGCATTTGTTCCTACAAAATTTCCGTATACAAAAACAAAAATATTTATAGTACCGCCTCCAGTAACGGCTGTAATTCCAGATATATCTAAATTATTAACACTTTGACCATTACTAAAAGACCCAGTACCTTGCATAATAAAATTGCCAACACCTACAGTTCCTGAAACTGTGTAATTAAAGCCAGCAACTGTTTGACTACCAATAAAGCTAAATAATTGAGAATATGAAGAAC